CTGGAGAAGTCGGTTGCGCCAGTGCCGCTCTTGTCAGGGAAGTTCGTATCGGTGCTGAGCTTCATCAAGCGGCCAGCCATCATTGGATTCTCTGGGAGTGCCGTTGGGAAGGCGAGCGCCGACGATGTGACCGTGGTCGCAGCGAAGGTCGCGCCGACCTGAAGCAGACCGTTTGCATCAGCCGAAAAGGTGATCTCGGTCGGAGCTGCGTCGCGCACGAGATACTTCTGCACGCCGTCAGTCACAAGGAACGAGTAGAACACGAGCGTGTCGACATCGCCCTGTGTTGGCGACCAAGTCCACGAGTACGGCGAAGCCGTGCCTGAAGTGGTTGCGCCGATTGCGTCAAGGATGAGTGGAAGGGTGCGGAGCGATGCAGGACCCTCTGCGATGGTCAGGACTGGTGCTCGTCCGGTGATCGTTGGTCGCCCAGCCTGAATGGCGGTGCGCTTACCAACTGAGGTGGTCTCGCCCAGGTCAACGGTCACGCCCAGGTCGAGCGCGCCGATGGTCTCGTTGAACAGGACCTCGCCTGTCGCCGTGCCGATAGAAGCGGCCGTGCCGAATGAAGCCTGCGACGCAGTAGCGATCCGCGTCAGAGCCTTTGCGCCGATTGTTGCCATCTCTCGATCTCCTTGCTCTACGCGGTGAAGGCGACCGTGTCATAGACGGTCACTTCCGCAGTTGCTTCTACGGTCAGGTAGTCCTGATCGGCGTATGTATCTGTGCCGAGTGTAGTACCAGACACTGCGACCTGAACGGCGTTTCCACTAATGGTGACCGCTCCATCGAATGCAGTGCGAAGCCACGCGCGCCAAGTGTAGAGGTCGCGGTACTTGTCATCCATCCGTGGGATGGGCAGGAGGTAAACGCGAATCGCTACCGTGAGCACCGTGGTGCGGTTGCCGTTGCCGACGGTGATTGAGTCATCGCCTGGGAAGAGGATCGCCGCAGGTACGACCGGCAGCGATTCAGGAGGCGTGGCGTATGCCTTGCGGAGCGCGTAGCCAGTCGGCGGCGTGAGCGCCGTCAGCCGAGCTGCAATGGCATCAAGGATGGTCAGGTCGGTCATCGTGCCAAGCCGCCGCGCTTGCGGTACGGCTCAAGGATCAGCGCAGCCTCTGGGTGCAGGGCGCGGCTCATCCGCAGGATGCCGCCAAGGTCAGCCGATCCGATCACGCCGAATGGCGCGGTGCGACTGTTCCAGACAGCGCCAGCCTGAATGATTTCCGCTTGCTTCACAGCAGCTGGCACACTGGGAAAGCCGAATACGCCGACCACGCGGACCCCAAGGTAGACATCCTTAGGGAAGTTGCGCGGCCAAGTGACGCTCGTGTCGATCTCGGTGTATGGGAATCCATCTAGCGCAGCATTGCGCGGAGCCAGCACATAGTCGGTGCCAGAAGTCCAGGTGGTCTCGTAGGTGCCGTTCGCGTCATCGTCTGTCTGGAGCGTGGTGACGCTGACAAGATCGTCGGTCAACACATACTCGTAGTCCTCAGCCGTGTAGAAGCGTGTCTCCGACGCAGTGCCGAAGCCAGTCTTGCGGTCGCAGTAGAGATCGATCAGCGTGTCGGTTGCGTCCAGCACAGACTGAAGCGCGGTGTCATCCGTGTTATCGGTGATCCCCACGGCTGCCTTGAACTCTGAGAGGGATGCATAACTCATTAGCGGCCTCCTGTATGTAGGTAGGTTAGTACCTGTGTTGATGACGCTACTACGCCGTACAGCTTGTCAGCCTCTGGCAGCCAGATCGTTACGGTGACTCCCTTGTGCAGTTCCATACCGGTGGAGGTGGTCACGGCTGCATCACCAACATAGACAGTTGTGTTGCCGCTCATATGTAGGCTCACCCACGATGCACCGACTACACCTGTCGTGATCAGGGTCGGAGTTGTGCCAATCGTGACCTGCCCATTCTTTAGCATTATTCCCCTTCAGGAGCGACGCTAGGCTCCGATTGCGAGATGGTAGCAGTCCTCATATTCTTTGATACTTTCGCGCGCTCTACGAGCCGCGTTGGTGCCTCTGCGTCGACATCTGCAACAGCCTCAGCCAAGCCAAACCCAATCAGGCTTTCCGCCTCTGCCTGTGGCAGGTCAACGATTGAGCCGCTCGGATATTCACCGCGTCGCTTGCAAAGTCGAACGAGCATTAGTTCTCCAATCTTGCGGATCAGGGGAGCCGCCGAAGCGACTCCCCTTCACCACTAACTAAACCTAGCTACTGACGAATCAGTTGCAGGCGTAGTACTTGACGGCATCAGCCTGGGCAAGCCCAGTTGCACCGCGAACCTCAACCTTGTACGAAACAAGGCCCAGGTTCCACGCGTACTCGCGGCTTACATCCACGCGGATGCCACCGACGAGCGCGGTCTTGATCTGCCCAAGGTCACCGAACAGGATTGGCTTGGCATTGTCAGCAATGTCAGCAATCCCTGAAGCGGTGTAGACAGGCTTACCAAGAAGGCGATCAACGCCACCCTGGCCACCTGGCTGGAAGAGCGGAACGCTGGACGATGTGATCCCAAGGATGGTTCCAAGGGTCGCATCGGACATCAACCAACCACTCTTCGCGGCTGAACGGTACTGCTGCTTGACCGAGTACTGAAGGGCAACAAGCTCAGCGTAGGTTGGTACGAAGGTCGCACCAGTTACGCCTGAACCTGCAGCGCTTACAACTGCGGTACCAGCGGCTGCGCCGTGGGCAATAGCAACTTCCTGACCAGCAGCGTCCGCAATGAACGCAGCGATGTCGAAGGCTGCATCCTCAACAAGCTCTTCCGAGACCTGTACAAGGATCTTGTAGCCGGATGGCGTGAGCTGAAGCGTACCCATCGTTGGGTCGCTCTCAACAATCGTCCCAGCCTCGCCTGGTGCCGTTGCGGTTCCGAGAGCCGTGGCTCGTGGGAACTTGATCGCGTTGCCGGTGGCAACACGGATCACATCAACAACATCTGGGTTGATGAATGGGTTGATCTGACCAGCCACAACATTGACGCGTGGGAACACGGCAACTGGATCGCCCAGGTTGCTGCTCTTGGTCACATCGCGGTACTCGAACGACTCGGTGCCGCCAGCAAGACCGATCGCGCGGAGGCGCTCGGAGTCGCTCTTAGCCTTAGGAGCCGTAGGAGCAACAACAGCGGCGAACTCGGCGCGAGCCTCGTCAGCAGCCTTGCGTGCTTCGGTAGCGTTCTTCTCGGACTTCATCGCCTCAGCCAGCGAGCCGGCCTCTGCGACGAGCTTCTCGAAGCGCGCCTTGTCTTCACCCTCTAGGGCGATTCCCTTATCGGCGGCCTCAACGGCAATGCCGCGTGCCTCCGTCAGGAGGTTCGCTCGCTTGTCAGCGAGATTTGCGAAGTCGGACATAGTGTCCACTTCCTTTCTCCGCGCATAGGCGGAATACTGTTTGTGCTCTCCTCGGTGGGTTGCTCTAACGCGGACTCGCCTACTCAGGGCGGTGGGGCGCAGGCACGAGACCTAGAGTGCTTCACCTTCTGCCGCTTCCAAAGCAAGCATTGCCACAGCGACGGATGGGTCAATGACCTTCTCCTGCTTTGGTGCCAACTTGGAACGGACAGCATCAATGACAGCCACTTCCTCGGCGGACAGTTCGCGTCCAGCCTTGACTGCTTCAAGTGTGGCGACCAGCGCCTCAGCCTCTACGCCGATCTTTGGCGCAGTGACCTGGCGGATTGCCGTGAGACCAAGGGTCGCAGGGTAGGCAGGGGTCTGACCACCGGCGGCAAGGATGCTCACCTCAAAGAGGTTGGCTTCCTTGATCGTGCGGTTGTTGCCATCCCACGCATCCTGAACCTTCTGGAAGCCGAACGACATCCCAGCTGCGGCGCTCTCGTGCGTCAGCATCGAGATGACCTTGGCTGCGTCTGGGTCGGCTGGGTCTAGCTTCGCCTCAACGCGCAGACCAGTCTCGTCCTCAGTCAACTGAAGGCGGCCGCTCGCGGTCGTTGCCAGAGCGCGCGTCTCGTCATGACCAAACAGGAAGGAGATGATCTTCTGCCCTGCGGATGCGCGAGCCAGTGAACGCTTGAATGCGTTAGGCGCAATGCGCTCCTCGAATGGCAGACCAGCGCTCGCGCTGTTCCAGATCGCAGCGTAGCCGCTGAAGGTGCGCTGACCGTCAGCATCAGCCTCGGCAAGACGGTACTCGCCAATCGGAAGTGAGCGAGTTTCTTTCTCTTTCATATCAATGATCTCCCTATCTTCAGCTGCGATCAAAGCATCTGCCCACGAGAGTACGCGATCAGTTGCTTCGCGGTCAGTTGTTTCCACACCCCAAAGGAAGCCAGCAACAGCGCCTGGACCTGGGAAGTCCTCGTTGTCCTGATCCTGATTCTGTGGCACGCCTTCCCAGTCGCCACGATGACGGCGAATCCAGGCAGCCATGCGGATCACCTTGTCGGTGTCTGCTCGTCCGGCTGCGAGTTCGCGTGCCTCAGCGATGGTTTGTGGCTGCAAGCCCTCGCCTGCTCGGCCGTCCTCTACGAATGACAAGCCGCGCGCAGCTGCGTCACGGATGTAGTTCGGCACCTCGTAGACAGCGCGATAGCCGCCCTCGGCTGGTGCCCACGCCGCGCAGTAGTAATCTCGCTTGACTTGGGCATCCCACTTGCTGCAATAGCCAGCCTCATAGAACGAGCAGTTGCCGCAGTTCTGACCCTCTGGTGCGCCGTCGGTTCCGGCAGGACGGTAGGCATCTGGCAAGACGCGCTCCTCGTCGCTGAGATACTCGTCAGGCGAATACGCCTCGATCATCAAGCCGCGAGCCATCTCGCGCACGGCTGGATCATTGTCAA